ATAGTTTTCATTAATGTTGACAAGACTTCATATGCACGAGGAGATTCTGAGGTCGAGGCAATAGATGATAAGTCATCAATAGATTGTTGTGCTGATTCAATAATGCCTTTTAGATTTTCTCTAGCATATTGATAATCATCCATCACATCATCATCACTAAGATTCATTTTTTGTACTGGAGTAATTTCACGAGTTTCATCGATGACTTCAATCATAGATTTTGTATCATCCGAAAGACGAAAAATATCTTCCATATTCTTTTCCATACCAGTTTTCATTTTTCATCCATTATTTTTTTGACCAAACGTATGGCCTTTTTACCGTCAGGGTGTTTTGGATTAATACTGACCGGTTTACCATTCATAAGATCACTCATGTTGGCTGATTTGCCTACTTGATCTAATACACGGTGTAGTCGATCTCTTTTATCATAGCCACTAATTTCGTAACCTTTTTTGCCACGGATCTCAACCCAACTTTTTTTACGACTGTCTTTAATTTTCAGTACATCCATATTTTTATCACGTACAAATTGTAACATATAGGCTTCATTAATAAAATTGCGATACGTTTTCATTTTTTAATCCTATGTAATAGGAACATCTGTATCAATATTAACCGCAAAGCCGTAATCACTATTCGCACTAATTGCATCAAGCGCAACTGATAGTGAATTATTTGCAGATGGTGAGTATAGTGGGGCGCCGTTTGCATATTGTGCTGGAGTGACTGTAATACGCTCTCCAATTGGTGTATCGGCCGGAGTATCTAGGTGTATATTTGTAACTGCACGCTTGATGATACCACTGTGTGACACTGGTCCGTAGAAATAAGCTTTGATGCTGAACGTGAGATTATAGATGAGAGCTCGCCGGGTATCAAAGTCACCTTCGTATGTATCTTCGATAGCCACATCCTGTAAAACAACCGGAGTGTCGACAACCACACCCATTTCTGGAATCAGCCGAACATTAGTGACAAACTCGGGCCTAAAATACGGAATGATCTGTTCAATAATCTGAGCACCATCGTCTGCATTCTTTACGAAAACTGAAAGTAGCATTGTAATATCATACGGAACCGGAACATACTGTGTATCTACTCGATCGAGATCAGATGTTTTGAGTTTCACATTTTTCAGTGTCGAAGATAATTTACGCTGTGGTGCGTATGCCATGCTCTGAATTTCAAATCCCATACGAGGTAGAGTGATGGCCACATCTTGATCTAGGTTTGGATCCTGAACCAATCTAACAAGCCACTTTTCTTTTGGACCATATGCCAATGGTACGGCAAGTGTCTGAATTCGGTTTCCGCTTGAGTCAAGCCGCTGAACGTAAATATCATTAAAGAGATTACCGAAGGCAATTACATATTTTCGTACTGTGCCGTGATAATATTGTGAACCAAACATGATTAGTACCTATCCACTTCTGAGAATGGATTACTCTCACTGAAGTCAATTACTGATGATGAACTGAATACCGGATCGTTCGATTGGAAATACTCATTATTGGCGGTAGGCTGTGTACCTTCAATGCGCCACTCTTGCATGAGTGAACCACCATCCTCGAGCTGTAGTTTATCACCATCCTCTTGTAGCATTTCGTTTGTGAGAATATCAGTACTGTAGTTATCCTCGACTGCATCGATTGCCGTATTGCCGGTGTCGATTCTCTCGTTACTGTATGTAAAGAGTTCGCATCGTAGATCATATGTCTGTAGTCGACCGGTCTGATAAAATACCTGCTCGTGTTCTACAAACTTGATCTCGAATAACTTGTCGACCATTGGAAACCAGATGAGATCTCCCTCGGTCGGTCTATTATTTGTAATTGAGTAACCTTCAGCAGTACCGGTCTCTAGGTTAATACCAAAGAGACTTGTATTAGCTGAGGTGGATAAAAACTGACGAGAGGGAGCATTTGTGTCTGCTTCTTCCTGGAGATAACTGTAACCAACCTCTGTTGTAAGCCTTTCGGATCTGGCCTGATCAAATCTTTTTCTTGCAATTGTAAATGTTACTTGATCGCGAATCTCTAAATTAAAGCGAGATAGGAAATCACCCTCGCCTTCAAAACCCTCTACATTCTTAATATACATCTCCATCTCGACCGCATCATCATAGGTCGCAAGAGTATCCTCGCCAAAAAGAGCATCTCTTCTAGCGGAAGTTTTAGGAATATACCGCACATCATGGCCGTATATTTTAATTGATTCTATTGTTAAATCTTCGACTAGATCTTGTTCTCTAGCATATCCGAAGTTATTGAAATACTTATTTGTAGGCACAGGATCATCCTATCATATCTTGAACAGGCAAGCTGTAACTGACAATCATTTCCTCTTCAAGTTTTTGGATTTCAGATTCGGCATCATCATAAATCTTTGCACCATTAAATGTCAAGCCGCCGGGTAATTGCATACCTTCAAACTTTGTAAGGTTAGAACCCCATTGTCTTTTAATGAGTGCAGTTGCATATCGAGCCAACCAACGATCACCCCAAACATCCGAATATGTGTCTGGATCTGTAATTGAGTAAGCATCGATGATTACATATTCCCCTGTTGCCACATCGTTTGTCCAATCCATATCAATATGGAGTTTATTTACGTGGCGGTTATATCGGAGTGGTTTTTTACCAACAAAGAGCTCTTCTAGTGATTCGATATGTCGCATTGCCGTGACATATGGTACATAAGACGATGCTGAAAGATCAAAAAGATCATTCAGATGAATCTGATACCGAATATTGAAAAGATTTGACGATTGAACCGCTTGTCCAATATCAAGGATAGAATTGACACCAATTATTGAGTTCGAAAGTGTTATATATCCGTTTGTTTTATCGGAAGCTGTAACGACGTGTTTTACGAGAACTCGTTCAGTGCCATCAAAATGATAATCTTGATAGTAAATTAATGCCTCGTCAATACGATCTTCGACCTGTTCATCATCAACATTAATGTCAATAACAGGATCTCCGAGTCGTCGGAGGCAGTATGCTTTAAAATCTGCTCTAGTCGTTGGAACTGCCATTGTAAACTCCAGCCATTTTATTACTATTTATAATGACTGAGGTTTGTCTTTATCTGAGAATATCAGGAATCTCTGGCCAATCATTCAGTGTACCGAGAACAATATTATCGTCTACATCTCGAGTATTTGTATAGAGAGCAATTAGATCCTCTACGTCTGTTACAGCATCGATTGCAGTTTCCATCTCAATAGTATTTCAATTATCTTGCTAATGCTGTTTTAAAAGGTGTTTCGGCAAATGCGGCATATATAAAAGTCTGACCAGAAGCGTCGATGTCGTAAAACGTGTCAGCAGGCGCCCTAATTTTTAGACCATTTGAAACAAAATCAAATGAGATAGTTGTTCCTGTTGCGGAGGTATCATTCGGCCTTAGATATTCACCAACAGGATTATATGTTGCGCCGCGTTTGTTATCCATTATTACCCAACTTCTACCCGCAGATAGGCTTTTTACTATGACAAAAGCAGGGCGAAAGCCTGTGTAAATAAATGGAAAGCCGCCATTTGTTCCGACGTAGCTGCCGAACTTGCTGAAGCCTTCTACTTCTGCGAAGCAATAGGCTACAAGGGTATCGCCGGTGATGTTGAAGTTGCCAGCCCCGCCACCGCCCGGCCCACCAATCGAGAAGACAGATGACGTTGGAGCGGTGTCGTCCCACGAATTATGATCGTCCACCACGGCGGCGGTGGTATCAAGAATTAGGTGGTCCGTCTCCGCGTCGCTAGCCACAGCAGCGTGGTATACAAACCAGCCATAATCCGGCCCCGCTGTTGTGCGGGCCTTCACGATGACCATCTTAGGGGCTACACCCAGTCCGTGCCCAACCGTTGCACCCTGTGTGCCGTTCCCCGTGAAGGTAAGAACACTGAACCCAGCCGTCATATTGGCCGACACGGTTGATGTTATGCTGCCGTCAGTGTTGCTGCTGCCGGTGCCGTTGGCTTTCCAGTTCCATGCGACGTACGTTGCTGTATTTGTGTTCCATGTTCCTACAGGACCGATTTCAAAACCATCCGTCTCAAAAGCCTGTAATCCATTTGTAGTGTCGGTTGTTTCAGCTGCATTGCTATTAGTGACTAGATATTTTGAAGCGCCTCGAACAGCATCCCAAACACCATGCACAGAAACGGTGCTTCTTCCCTTGAGCCAAACAAAGTCAGGCTGGAAGCCAACACCTGAAATTGAACGTGTTGTTGCGTTGCCCGTATAAAGCAGGGTGTTGAAATGCGCCGTAGGATCAGCAATGGTCGGGGCGGGGAGGTTGGAGGTGGACAGGGCTGAGAAGCCAGATGGACAAGTTCCTGTCCAGTCTTCTTCTGGACGCATGGTTACGTCGGCACTTCTAGCCACACCCGCAGAAAACCCAGAGGCAAAGTGCTTTGTCCCAGTCACTCCAGTAAATGCAGCGTTGGTTGTGGTTCCTGCTTCAATCTCTGACTGCGTTGCCGACGCTTGCCATGTGCCGTTCTTCGAGAACCAAATAGCCCCGTTGTCCATGTCTAACGCAATGCCCATGACATCGCCATTGGTGTAGGACGAGCCGTAGGCGCTGGAGGAGTTGTTGTTTATTTTGCGTCCGTCTGGAAGTATTGCGTAACTATTAGCAGAAAAACCTATCGGCGTGTTGCCTGCGCCAAGTGGATTCTGTACCGGCGTTTCAGTGTCAACAACACCTACAGTAGCGTTCTCACCGGCACCAACATCAGTGATAAGAAACTCGACATACCACTTGCCAGACGACACGCCGATAGTGCCGCGATAGTTATCTGCGCCAGTTTCAGAAGAATTGACTACACGGGTATTACCCTCTGAATATTCTGGGCTTGAAATTGTAACGCCAGCGATGGGGTTGTAGGTTGATTGGTTGTCAGTTGGGCTGTCCAGCACCTGATCCGCACTGGTCAAGCCGCTGCTGGTAAAATTGTTGCCGTTGCCGCTTTCGTCAGCGCCTAGATCAGCACTGTCAGCACCTGTGATGTAGAATCCGTTGGTTCCGTAGCTACCAGCATATTTAATCGGTACCCACTGTCCGGTGGTGCTGTTAGTTTCACCAAAGCTGGAAGGGTCTAGTGCTTGATTGTCAATGAAATAAACCTCGGCTAAATAGCCATCAAAATAATTTGAAGCACCTGCGGCATATCTTCCGATTGTGTGAAGGACATTCGTGTTGATCGTGACTGTACCGGGTGTTCCGCCGACAGAAGTTGTTTGCCGTGTTCCGTTTACATAGATTTTCCACCTATCAGCAGCCGCTTCTGCCGTGTCTACGGTTAAAACGACATGATACCAGCTTGAAACGTCTCTATATGCGGCAGTGGTTGTAACGGTCGGAGACCCGCCAGATGCACGAGTAAAACGAAGCTGGTCGGAAGAATTGAACGCAAAAAAGTAAGGGTCTGTGGTAGCATCTGCGGAAAGGAGCGTCATATAGTCAACTCCAAGGTTCGCCCTCTTTACCCAACAAGAAAAGGTAAATTTATTCCCGCCTCCATCCCCAGTGGCGAGGGTCGCAGATAAGTTGGCCGAGTCGTTGTCGTTAAACCGGATCGACTGGTCAATGGTATAGCCACCACCAGCAGCGGCAGCACCTGCCATTGTCCCTTGCTGAAAATTATATACAGACATCTGAAACCTTATGCTGTACCAAGCAGATCAAGTGTCGCTACCGCATGAATAGTATTCGACGATTGAACCACATAATCTACTCGGTCGACTTTACCGGCAGTTGCAGAGAGTGTTGGTGCAGTACCGCCTGCAAATCTCCACTGTGATCCCCATGATCCAGTAAAACTACCATTTGCTGTAATAAAGAGTGCTCCAGCCTGTCCTGCAGTAACGTTTGAAGGATTGGCATATGTAATATTTGCATTTGCCGTCAGGCTGAAATAGTTTGATGTATTCAGATCAAGAGTAACTGTGTTACCAGCCAAACCGTGATATACACCAAGAGCACTGATAGACCCACGCTGCGCAACCGAAAATGATTGGTTACGATCAGTATGAGCTGTATTTGCATCCAGCTTGTTATATACTACAGCACTATCTTTAATCGAAGCACTTACAACGGACGAAGTGCCGAATGCCGTATTTCCAAGTGTTGTAAGTGCCATTTATCTTTCCTTACTTAAGTGCGGCTGGTACTGTTGGCCAATCCTGAAGAGTAGCAACTGTATCAATGGCGCCATTTGCATGATACGTAGTTGTATCAAGAGCAATCATTGCATCGGTATCGGCTGCGCCGTCGATAGCGGTTTCCATTGAGTTTGATTTGGTGCGAACAGCTGCACGATATGTAGCAATATCTGAAGCAACGGCTGTACCACCTTCAGCTTCACGGATAATCATCCAGTCAGAACCCTGTAGTAGACCTGCGGCAACAGTCTTAATTCTTGCCTTTTCCACTGATTTAACACCAAGAGTTACAACCTGATCACCATTCTCATCGAGGATAGGATCATCATTTTCATCGACTTCATTGACATCGTCAAGATTCTTGGCATTATTTGTATAGGTCTTTGTGACTGTACCTGCATCGTTGTCAATTACAGTTGTACCAGTTCCAAGATTATAATACTTTGAATCTGGATTGGCACCGACTTCTACATAATCGTAGATGCCGATTGCCATCTTCTGTGCCTTTGTCCATGCACTGAAGATATTTGCTGGATGCTGAACGCCACCAATGGTTACAGCCTTTGGTCGTGAGTAAACTGCTACGACCTGATTTGATTGTACGAGAGCCCACATTGTTTATTTTCTCCTATATTTGGACTGCATCATGTAGTATTTCAATCTTTTGTTTATTTATAATGATCATCGAGCTGTTACAGGGGCGCCGCCACCGCCGAATGGGTGTTCTGCGAATGCCATATATACGTATGTGCTGCCGGAACCATTTGTTTCTGTATCATTGCCTCTAATTTTGAAACCATTTGACAGAAAATCGTTGTGCTGTGCTACACCGCTACTCTCTGCTCCATTTGAATTAGCTGCCAATGTCAGGCCGTTGACGTTATATGGTCCTCTTTGGTTATCCCACATCTTCCAGTCACCAGCAGCGTTAGTACGCTTGGTCATAACAAAAGCAGGTTTAAATCCGGTGTAAACAAAGGGACCATCTGTCGATCCATTGCCGGTGTAGCTGCCGAAGCGGCTATAGCCGGGGATTTCTGCGAAGGCATACATTACATATGTATAGCCACTACCATTCGTAACCGGATGGTCATGTAACTCAACAACGGAACTTGTTGGTGCGGTGTTATTCCAATAAATGTCTAGGGTAAATGGTGCGCCAGTTGTCTGCATATACATCGCCTTAGTCCAGCCCATGCTGTCATGTCCGAAAACCCACGACTCTCCATTGCTTCGACTTTTTACTATGACAACCTTTGGTGCTACACCCAGCCCATGTCCTACGGTAGCAGCAACAGTAGCGTTTCCTGTGTAAGTCGATATTGAAAACCCTGCCGTGGTATTAACGGATGTCGCAGTTGTGTTAATGCTGCCATCAGTGTTGCTGCTGCCAGCGCCGTTGGCTTTCCACTGCCACCCAACGTAGGTTGCTGAACTGGTGTTGTATGAACCATCAGTGCCAACGGTAAAACCGGAAGATCCAAAGGCAGTCAGTCCTTGTGCAACTGTTTCTTCAGTACCAGCATCGTTTGTACTGAGTTCTTTGGTAACACCACGAACTGCATCAGTCAGCACATGCTCGGTTGCACCAGATCGTCCTTTGATCCAAACCCAATCAGGCTGGAATGTCGAGTTACCCGACTGAGTAACTGCTAGGGACGAACCCGTACCTGTATATAGCGTCGTCTGAAAATATGCTGACCCATCTGTGATCGATGGTGTGTCTAGGTTGGCGGTGGATAGTGCTGAGAAGCCGGTGGGCGGGGTGTAGGTAAAGCCGCCGGTTTGTCCAAAATTTACTGGGCCAATCGTTTGTGTGAGATTGCCGTCGTTTCCACCAGCAAAAAACCACACATCAGATGTGCTAATGGTGATGTCGAACATTTCGTTTGTGTCAGCGGCTGGATCACCGCTGGCTTGCCAGACAAACGACCCGCTTTCATCGTGTCCCGCCCATATTTTTAGAGAAGTACCATTGCGGTGAACTGCGATTTGGACTGTTTTTCCGGCACTGGTACACGAATTTCCGTATGCAGACCCGCCACCAGCCGTGTTATTACGCTTGTTACCATTTACGACATAGAATGCATAACTTGTCGCACTGGTTCCGGGTGCTTCGTCCGACGTTGTGTCGTCTCGGCAGATACCCCAAATTGTAAATCTGTCGTTAGTATCAACCAACGTGTATTCGTAAACCCATTTCCCTTCAGGGATTGCTATTGTTGCGCGAGAAGTTCGCCCAACAGCACTTGATACCGTCTGAACCAAATTACCATCAGAAAGCGTTGTGTTGTTTGTGACTACCAATGGATTTAGAGTCGGAAAGTTATCAGTCGGACTATCTGTAACCTGATCCGCCGCAGTCAAGCCACTGCTGGTAAAGTCGTTCCCGTTTCCTGAGTCATCTGCGCCTAGATCAGCACTGTCAGCGCCTGTGATGTAGAAGCCGTTGGTTCCGTAGGTTCCTGCATACTTCTTCGGAACCCACACGCCGTCGGCGTTGTATTTACCGAAGCTGGAAGGGTCTAGTGCAGTCCCGTCGATGAAGTGAATTTCGGCCATGTAGCCGTCATAATAACCACTACCGGCGGCACCATAGCGACCAATATTCTGTGCAACAGACCCTTTGTTGAGCGACGCAAAGGTTCTGTCAAGTGTTGGATAGCTGGCAGTACTGAAGCTGGTTATCTGTTCACCATTGTAATACAATTTAATTCTGTTACTCGCGGTTGCCTGAGTTGTATCAACCGCTGCTGTTAACATCGCCCATGCATTTTGGTCACGAAATAACTGAGTCGTTGTAATGTTGAAATTCGCCCCAGAGGAGTCTCCGTAAAACTGAATTTTATTGGTTGACGCTATGACGAGAAATTCCCCAGTACCCGATCCAGCAAATGCTTCTAAGATAAATTTATCTTTATTGATAGTGCTTATTTTGATCCACAGATTAATCGTGAAGGTTTTAAGATTACCGTCGCCAGAGGGTGTCCGAATAAGGTAGGCCGAGTCGTTGCCATTAAACCGGATCGACTGATCAATGGTATACTCACCACGAGTTTTTCGGATTGTGGTTGATGCAAGTGAACCAGGAATCATAAAATAAACTCCTTACGATAGAGCTTGGAGTGCGTCAACATAAATATTATTTGCAGATCCAATATAATAGGAAACAACGTCTGTACCACTTGCAGTAATTGTCGGAGCTGTACCGGAAGCAAACTTGAAATCACCACCCCAAGAAACTGTATATGAACCACCATTTGTTAGGACGAATGCGCCTGACTGTCCAACATTTTGAGTAGATGGATTATTAATTGTAATATTTCCACCGAGTGTTAGACTCACGAAGTTACCTTGAGTAAGATCTGGTCTCCATGCAGTATTGGCAATCAGCGTGCCGTATGCATATGTATTACCATACTGAGACTTAGTAAACTTCTGACTAATATTTGCGTATGCGACGTTTGCCGAAGGCGCAATGGCATGTCGTGTAACAACACCAGTTGCAAGTTGTGTATTAGATGAAATGGCACCAGCCGCAACAGCATGAGCGGTAACTGCACCGGCGGCAAGTGCAGTATTTGATACGGCTCCGGCAGCAATCTTTGCGGCAGTAACAGTGCCATTAGAAGGTACACCAATATCAAGAGTGTCACCGAGAGCAACACCGAAGAAACTTGCGCCAGATGCAGGTGCTGATGTAAATGTGATATTTGAACCTGATACTGTATATGCTGTTTCTGGTTCCTGAAGAACACCATCTACTGAAATGAGTAGTTGAGTTGACTGTGAGGCAGTAAATGCTGCGCCAGCGACAGTGAGATTAAAAGTAGTCAGACTACCATTGAAACTAGCAGCAATGTTATCTAGTTTACTATAATTACCAGCTTGCGGTGATCTTCCAATATAAGCCATATTTGTATTACCTTAATCTGAAACCTTTTGTTTATTTATAACTATTATCGGGCGGTAGCTGTTTTGAAAGGTGATTCGGCGAATGCGGCGACGATGTACGTCGCACCACTTTCGCTCACTCGGGCTGCGCTGCTTCGAACCTTGAAGCCGTTCGAAAGAATGTCAATTTCCGCCGATTGGCTATAGAATGTCGTAGCTTCCGCTTCAGTGGTGTTGGGCAGAAGTTGGAGGTTTGCTACGTTATAGGGGTTGCGTGTGGCGTCTTGTATAATCCAATCTCGTGCAGATGTAGTCGCCTGTCTGATTAGCACCCAAGCAGGTCTGAAACCGCAGTACACAAACGGACCATCAGACGATGCGTTGCCAACGTAGCTGCCGAACTTGCTGAAGCCTTCTACTTCTGCGAAACAGTAAAAAACATAAGTATCTCCGCTATTATTATGCGTATTTCCAACATTAACTATTGAACTTGTGGGTGATGTATCATTCCAAAAGTTAACTGAGGTAGTCGGTGTGCTAGCACTGTCTAACGGAATTCCTTTCGTTGGGCCTATTGCTTGATGGAATATCCAGCGGGAGTCTGCACTGGTTCTTCTAACCGGTATAATTAGAGATGGCGTTACGCCCAGCCCGTGTCCAAAAGTTCCTGCTCCACCGCTGCCTGATGTAGTGCATATGCTGAACCCAGCCGTGGTATTAACTGACACCGTTGACGTTACGCTGCCATCGGTGTTGCTGCTGCCGCTGCCGTTGGCTTTCCACTGCCATGCAGTATAATTTTCTGTGTTAGTGTTAACCTCAACATTAGACCCGACCGTGAAGCCGTCAGCGTCAAAAATTGACAGCCCTTCCGTGTCTGTTGCCTCCGCATCAGTCGTATTGCTGTGAAGGTCTTTTGTTGCTCCGCGAACTGCATCGTAGAGCATGTGATTGTCTGCGGCGGATCGGTTCTTGATCCACACAAAATCAGGCTGGAACGTGCTGTTGCCTGACTGATCTACAGCGTTTCCACCGCTGCCGATTGCGGTGCCGTTGCCGGTATAAAGCGTCGTCTGCATATACGCCGACGGATCGGCGATGGTCGGGTCGGGCAGGTTGGCGGTGGATAGTGCGACGAAGTCGGTGGGCGGGGTGTAGGTGAAGGCAGACTGCCCGAAATTAAACAGAAGGTTTGGGCTAGTGTCATTAAACACGACATAAGGATGCCATGTGCCGGTAATGCCGCTAAATGCTTCATTCGTTCCCGCCGCAGGATCACCGCTGGCTTGCCATACACCGTCACGGCTCCACCAAATCTTTCCTGCATCTAGATCAAGGGCGACACCGATAACTCTGCCATTTGTATTCCATGTATCTCCATAAGATGTACTCGATGTATAAGCTTTATTTCCGGTATATGAGATATATGTGTACGTGGTTCCATCAGTCGGTGGGGCACTTACTTGTAAATTTGAAGCGTTTGTGGTGATTCCTACGTAGCAGGTATTAAGACCCATGCCGGAAACGGTAGACATTTCCCAGTACCACTTACCGCTCGAAACACCGAAGGTTCCTCTAACAGCAGTGTAACTGTTGCTAGACAAGCCATACTGAAGGTTGCCATCAGCCAACGTAACTTGAGTAGCTTTATCAACTGAATTTAACGTGCAGAAACTATCAGTCGGCGTATCCAGCATCTGATCCGCACTGGTCAAGCCGCTGCTTGTGAAATCATTCCCGTTACCGGAGTAGTCTGCACCAAGGTCGGCGCTGTCTTCGCCTGTGATGTAAAAACCATTGGAGCCGTAGCTGCCTGTGTATTCAATCGGCACCCACTGTCCAGTGATGCTGTCAACTTTACCAAAGCTGGTAGGGTCGTCTACTGCAATGCCATCGATGAAATGGATTTCGGCCATATAGCCGTCAAACAGGTCTACAGCAGAGGCGTAATAGCGGCTGAAATAGTGGGCTTGTGTGTTGTTAATCGAAGAGGCGTAGCTGGCAGATGCCTGAACCTCTGCCGCAAACGCGGTGATACGCTCACCGTTCACATAAAGCCGCTGCCTGTCTGCTGCTGTTCCGTTGGTGCTGTCGAGTACCGCTACAATGTGCATCCACGCCGAAAAGTCCCGGTACACGGCATCAGAGAGTAGGCGGAACCCGTAGGACACACCGCCGTTGTAGCTTTGCCATTGCAGCCGGTCGTTGCTTTCAAAGTAAATTTCATCTTCTTTGTTCGACGTGCCAAGGGCTGTCGAGAATAAACGCATGGATCCTGTTCGACATCGTTTAACCCACATCGAAAACGTAAACGTAGTATGACTGCTCGCACTGCCCGGAGTACGAGTCAGATATGCCGAGTCATCGTCATTAAACCGAATCGACTGGTCGATGGTGTAACCGCCGCCTTGACTTGCTGCACCCATGATTACATTTTGATGTTCGTCGAAGACGGCCATACTAAAACTCCTTATGCAGTACCAAGGAGGTCAATAGTTGCTACAGCATGAATTGTGTTTGAAGAATAAACATAGTAATCAA